TATGCGCTGGCGAAGTCGTGTTAATCCCGACATTACTATTACTTTTAATTGATAAAGCTACTGTATCGTTATAGTGATTAAAGATTTGAAAATAATCACCACTAGCCACATGAGCCAAATTAAATTTAAAGGTACCAGCTTCAGCAAAACCAACAGTTGCTTGATTGCCTGACGCTGCATCTACAAGTATTGTTGAATCAGAGGCGTCCACTACATGAAGAGATTTAGTTGGGGATGCTGTGCCCACGCCGATCCTACTATTCGTAGTAAGCACACCTGTGAGCGCCCCACCAGCTAAAGGCAACTTTGTACTATCTGTACTTGAAGTTGTTGACCACGACAAAACACCAGATCCGTTTGTAGTTAAGACTTGGTTGGCGTTTCCGTCATTAACTGGAAATACAAGAGTGTAGCTTGCGCCAGCGGAATGTGGAGGGCTTTTTAGTTTAATGCCATGAGAGTTAGCAGAACAGTTTAGCTGTATGTAGCCGTCAGTTGTGCCATCACTAATTGCTATAAAACTTGCTGTGCTACTAGTGGAGATAACAGGTATTGTGTCTAGCTTAGTTCCATCAACTGATACATCTCTTCCATCTACATTGCCACTAACAGTGATGTTACCTGTTACGTTAGCCGCTGTAGTACTTAGACTAGCAGTCTTAGTTCCAATGTATCCAGCCATTATGTTTGCTCCAGTACACTTACTATTACGTCAGTTGAAGATGCGGTGTCAGATGTAACAATTACTGTGTCTGTAGTTTCTAAGATGATCTTACCATCTAGAACACTTAGTGATGACCCACTTGGAATTGGTACGTTTTTTATTACGTATACTCCAGCAGCTTGTACATCTACCCTTATTTGTGCCGCTGTCTTATTTGCCAAGTTACAACCAATCATAACTGACGTAGTTGATGATGGGACAGTGTAGGTTGTAGTTGCGCCCGTACCTACAGACGCGCTAGTATAGTTCTTAAATACGTTTGCCATTTTAGTTCTTTCCTATCATCCCAATGCTATGGCAAAAGCAAGTGCCCCACCAGCTTGGTCTACATCTAAATTAGTTCTTGTTGTAGCTGCGTCTGTTACACTTAATGCTCCAGTCACACTTATTCCAGAAGAGTTTACATCTAGACGTTTAGACCCTCCAGTAGTAAAGCTAACTGTGTCAGCAGCACCAAAGTACATACCTGTGTTAGTGTCGCCTGTATTAGTCAAAGATGGTGCAGTGCTAGAACCATCTGAAAGTTCCAGTTCATCACCAGAAGATACCACTAAGTTAGTTCCACCTGTGGTGTTACCTAACCCCAATACTTCTGCTAGAGTGTCAGCAGTACCAATCTGGGAGTCAACGTACAACTTTGTGGCAGCTTGTAAGTTGGAAGTGGGATTAGCGTTAAGAACAAGAGAACCAGTCATGGTATCGCCAGTAATTCTTACAAAACCAGAACCTGTATCTAAAGCACTTTTAAGCTCACCTAAAGTAACTGCCTTTGTTTCATCCGCACTAATATCAACTACAACAAACTCGTCTACGTCCAGTAATTCAGAACCACTGATATTAGTTAGTTGAGTAATTTTTTTATCGGCCAAGTTCTTATTCCTTACACTATAGATTCCACGGCTTCAAAAGAGATACCGTACATTGATGCGTTATTTATAGACCATGAGGTTACATTATTTGATAGTCGAAAGACACCTTTAGGAGAACTAAAGTTGGCGGATTGTGTAGAGTAAGTAGCTCTAAGGGCTGGCCAAATCTCTAGTGTTCCATTACCGCTTTGATCTTTTAAAACTTGGTGCAACTTAGAGTTTATACCAGCGCCTAACTGAATGTAGTCACCAGCCTTAAGAGTACCAGTCATAGCAACAGATACGCTTTCAGCCCCAAGTATCCCACTTATTGTACACGCACTTACAGTTCCTTGGGGTGTAACATAATCAGGGTCCCCCAGTAGAAAAGTACCTGACGATCCTTTTAGTGCAACCAACATAGACTTCCACTCAGCAGCCTTATCACGTCTTATAGATGGTATATTTACAGAGGCTTCCCATCTTTGCCCACCGTGGGAAATAATCTGCTGTTTGTAAGTAAAGGGAGACTGAGAAACTGCTACAACATTAGCAGCCCTAAGCTCAATACTCTCAATACCCACAGTAGTTGGTGTTGCAAGTGGGTAAGTCAATGCCATAATTTATATCCTTGTTAACCGAAAGCAGCTTTAGTTGAACCACCACGGCGACGATCTTCTATCAATGAAGTTTTGGTCATGCTCATAATCTTAGGTGCAGCTTGTGCTATTAGCTTCTTAACTGTGTCGTCACCATTAGCTTGGAAGTTGAAGTTCTGGTGGATAACAACATTGTCTCCTCCTTTACTACCGCCTTCCATCTGTACGCCTAGCTTACCATTAGAGCCTCTCTTAAGTGGCATGATAGCCTCTGGACCAGCCTCTCCCATAAGACCAGTTCTACCCCCCGACATAGCAAAGGTTGTTGGACTACCAACTATCCCTCCGTTAGCGTATGCTGTGACTTGACTACCGTTAGATATTACACCACCATCTGCAAGACTTAAAGCAACTCTAGCAGCAGATACTATTTTCTGTACGACAAGTACCCTGTATAGCTCTTTTATTATTTCAGATGCCATAGACTTAAATGCTTCTTTTACTGTTAGAGTGCCATCAACCATAGCCATTAGGCCATTTTCTGCACTCTGAGCAATAGAGTCACCCAAAGCCTTCTGTTTTCTTGCAGCTTCTTCTGCAACAGCAATTCTATCTCTTTCAGCAGCAATAGTTTTTGATATGTTTCTTAATCTAGTATCTGTAGTCTTAATGTCAGCGTCTTCATTTGCGTACATAAGATCAGTAAATATTTCCAGTTCAACTTTTCTTATACCAGTAACGCCTGACAATACAGTTTCTTTATCTATCTGTCTTTGTAGAGACTTTATAGTATCCTCTATTGTGGTTTTGCTACCTTCACTTTTATCATCTTCGGGAGTAAACTTCTGAATACCTCCATACTTAAAGTCTCCAGCACCCCCAAAAGTGTCAATATCAAATTGCGCTTCTTTTTTAGCTTGGGCTATTAGTTCTATTACTTTCTCAAAAGGTATAGCCAATCTATCGGCCATTTCCAGCATTTCTTCATGTAACTTAGCAGCAGCAGCAGCTCTTATACTAGCTTGTTTATTTTCATAAGATGAGTTCTTATCAAATAACTCTTTTGCTATTCTTGCGTTATTTTCAAGTATAGCTAAGTCACCAGCGGCATCTAAAGCCTTCTGTGATTTTTCGTAGGCTTGGTTATCTGCAAATAGTTTTTTCTCTAGTTTAGCCTGACGTTTAAGTATTGCATTATCACCAGCTTTATCTAGTTTATCTTTTTCTATTCTATTAGCTTTTGCAACCTTAATTTCATAGGCAGCATTAGTATTAAAGATGTCAATCTCTAACTTAGCTTGTTTTTTTAGTGCCTTAGCTTCAAGTTTAGATGCTCTATCTTTACTCTTTGTTACTCTTTCTTGCTCATCCGAAACTTGTTTTGTAGCTTGAGATAATAAACCAGAGGTTTCAAGAAGGCTCTTGAAGCTCTTTAGGGTGGATTCTGTTACATGATCTGATTTCTCAAGGGTGTCTAGAACATTGACTAATTCTTTACCAAGCTGGCTTGCGGGACCAGACATAGCATTTTTAATCTTCTCCATAGCCTTTATTACAAGTATGTTCTCTTTAGCAAGGAAATCTTTTTCCCCTTGGCTTGTAGGTGACTCAGCTTTTAGCCTCATACCTTGAGGACCTTCTGCAGCATTTATTAATGCTTTAGATACTTCATCTAGCTGTTCAAGTAGAGGTGTAATGCCTTCAGCAACCTTAGATTTTAACTCAGTGTCGTTAATGTCTTGAAATAGACCTTTTACTGAGATTAACTCTCTTCTTGTTTTCTCAAGGGGTCCAGATAGAGCAGTTTCCATAAGTTCTTTGATAGATTCTGCATTTGAACCAATTTTATCTATGACTTCTTCAAGCTCTTTACCAAACTCTTCTGTTGCTTTTTTTGCCTTAAGCATCGGAGCTATGAAAGCTGTACCTATAGCAAGACCAGCACCAGCAAGTGCGCCGACAGGTCCAAATATACCAAGTAACTGAGATCCCTGCTGACCCAGGGCTACAGCCGCATTAGTTCCACCTTGCATCTGAACCGCAAAGTCACCAACCTGATAACCTACTTGCTGTAACTGCATACCCATACGGTTAGTGCTTTTACCGCCTATTGCGGCAGAACTTGCATATGCTAATTGTGCGCTTGAAGCTGCCCTTAATCTAGCACTGTAGGCATCTAGCTGTTTAGCAGCCAGTGTGTAACCGCCCCCAAGTTTAGCTAAAGCACCTTTTTGCTTTTGAAGTTCAGTGTTGTACTTAAATGCAGTTATTTGTCCAGACCTTAAGGCCTTTTCCATGTTGACAAGATTACGCTGGAACTTTCTCTGTTCTTTTTGGGTGGTTATAAGGTCCCTGTTATCTACCTTAAGAACTAGTGTGATTTCGTCAGCCATTTGCCACCCTTAAATATTGTAAGTCTAGTCTACCTATAGCCTCTATTTCCCAAGGTTCTACAGGGGTTTCTGTGAGTTCTTTCCATGCCTTAATTTGTTCAAATGTTATTGGTGAAGGGCCATTAAAGCCTGATCCCCTTGAGGAGTTTAAAGCAACAAAGGCAGACCAGACATGAGATACTAGCAATGGAAAAGGTGTCGGGGGTTCCAATGCTTCAATCTTACGTCCAGTCTGCCTTTCTACCTGTAACAAGTGTTCTCTCTCTGAGACTCCGCTTTGATCCGTCTTGTTTAAGCTAAACTGATGTTCAGCCCAATCAACTAAGTTCTGGATCAGACCGTCATAAAATCTAGGTTATCTGATAACACTTCCTCAATCTGAGTGCGTATCCAAAACACTTCCTCATACATTCTTAAAGCCCTGTCAGGGGTTAACTTAGGGTTCTTTCCCTCAAAAGTAAGGCTCCAAGATACAGTAGATTTAGATAGTACCTCTAAGGTAGCCTCTTCGATATCAGAGTAGTCAATATCTTGCGACTTACTTTTCTGTGCTTTAGTTAGCCTTTTACTTATCTGACTGTGCTGTAGTTTTTTATACTCTTTAGAATGAGGAGCTAGTATAGTAATTGACATGGTTGTGCCGTCTTCATTCTTTAAGTCTTCTCCTGTTGTCGGATGCTTAAGTTCAACAACTATATCATCTAACTTTGGTGTCAGGTCTTTCAAGTCCATCGGGATTTCCTTTCGGGGGAATGTCGGGGATTAATTAGTGTAGAGACTCCCAACCCGACTCAGGAGCCTCTACTAACCTTAGCTAAGGTATTCTGTTATTATGCTGTTCTTGTGATCTGGAAGTTTGTACCTGTTGTACTATCAAAGAGCGCAACGAAAGACATAGTAATCATTCTACTTTCTGGTCCCTCAACACCAACATCGGCTGTGTTAACTTTAATCTTAGGGAACAAGAATGTTAGTTTGTTACCAGCAACATCTCCTACAATAACTTCTAAAGCTGTATCTACTTCGTCAATAAACCTATTGATAAAGTTTACGTCTTGGAAGTAAGCTGTAATAGTTCCTTCAACTTCTGCACGTCCATACTCTAGCGAGGGAGTAGAAGAGCTACCTACAACAAATGTAGGTCCAAAGCCATTGTTTAATGTTAGGTCAATGCTTGTAATGATTGCTGCTTCTGCTAGTGATCCACCTGTATTACCTAACTTCAGTGTACCTGAGTAGGAGTCAAAGGGTGCAGCCGTGGAAGATGCAGTCTCAGCGCGTTGAACTGCGAAACCTACAGAAGCAGTACCCGTACCTGATCCAACACCAGTAGCTGTAAATGTAACACCTACTGTGTTAGCACTTGCGCCTATACTAGTGAAACTTGTAGTCCCTACCGTGACAATCGTGTAAGAGTCTCCCGAAATAAAAGAGCCAGCGGTAAGTGTCGGATTTGCGTCTTTACCTACGATATTAAAAGTTGTAGTTACCATCTGGTTTGGAGCTAATGATATACCCATTGAGCCTACTGTACAGCCTGTAAACCTACGCGCTACATCAATGTCAGCAGCGTAATCTTGTATTGAGAAGAACTTAGGTGTAACTCCCACTTTTAGTACGTTACTTTGGAAAGTACTAAGGAAAGCAGCTTCTAAGAATGTATCATAGTCACCATCACGTAAGTCAGCCGTGATATCACCTCCAACTTGACGATTACCGTGACGATCAACTCTTGGCATACGGTCAGCTTGAAGGTCATTACCAGCAACTCTGTCTTTAGTTAGGTTTAGTGCGCTAGTGGTGAAAGGTAAGTTTATAAAGTTACCAGCAGGGGTAGTGCCGAAAGTGCTTTCTACGACATACGCTAAACTGGAACGAGAACCCTGTGCAAAGGCCATAATGTATTCTCCTAGTTATTTGTAAATGTACCATCCGATATTAATCGGAACATAGTACCAAGGGCTGTCAATCAAACCTTGTTGCCGTTCAGCATAGTCGATTGATAATTTAATTGTTTCATTTTGTGCGTTAGTAAACGATATGTCAGTTGTAACTGCAAACCTATTTATAACTTTGTTAACGTAGTCATCGGCAGTTGCTGGGCCATTACCTTCTGGCGTAAACACCATTACGGAAAACACACCCTGATAGCGAAGCTGTGGGTTTATTCCCCTTACAGCGGGTCTATTAAGTGTTGGAAGGTATTCAACCTTCATAAAGCTAGTGCCAGTTGTAGGAGTAAATACTACGTTCTCGTAGGCAATAGATGTGGGTAGATTAAGTCCCGCTGCTGAGATGTGTGTCTCAAGTGCGGCTCGAATGTCACTGTGAATACTAGCCATAAATATTCCTCAACTTTGTGAATACAAAATAACCATCGGTCTTAAACCAATTTTCTCCGTACTCTACGTCAAGAGCGTGAGGAGAGTTATTTCTAAGAGATATAGCAGCGGTATTAGTTAAGTCTGTAATTCTATTTACATCAGACTTTAGACCGTCAAAACCCTCTTCCTCCATCTGTTGCTTGCTTTGACCTGTTGCTTTATTCTTAGATGACTTACCTCTAGGGCGTCCTGGTCCAACTGCATAGGAGAAAGAAGTTATGTAAGCCCCTGTGTCAACTGGAGATAAGTTTACTGCTGTTTTTGCTATTTCAAGTAACCTGAGCTTTAGTTTTTCTTCCATTAGTTTATTTATGGATTCTAGTCTAGCTCTAGGAGATTTTGTCATCTTTACTACTGGGCCTATCATCTATTCACCCACATCGCACATATAACATACCGCGACACCATTAGAGAACACTGTAGATACAGCTTTTATCTTAACCCTATCTGCATTACCAAGTATTTCATCATCAGGCTCTGGGGTTACACCCAAACCCAAGGCTGGTATAATACACTTTCTAGTACCTCGAACAACTTCATCTGGATTTAAGTTAGTGTAGTTGTACATATACCCTATAAAGGATGTGTTCGTGACGTTCTGACCCGTAACTGTACCAGAGCTTGGTTGATACGTACCCGTGGCAAATGTGCGTAGGGTAAGAGGCTCCCCAAAGTCTTGGGTTAGCTTCAAGAGATCGTAGGAGCGAAAAGACATGACTTACTCCCTATTCGTACTCTGGTGTTTGATAGCTTGGTGGGTTCTTAAATCTGTCTCTTCGGAAGGAACCTTCTATTCGGTTTGTATCTTGTCTGACAGAGTTAACTTTAGATTTAGTTACTCCACCAGCTAGTATACCTACAACAGCCCCTGATGTTTTACCCTGATAGTCTAGGTTATCCGCTAGGCTAGAGTAATGTTTCATAAGGTCAGAGTATTGCGCCTTC